TTATACCTTGTATACAATGTTTTTTCTGCCTGTTTCTGCATCATGTTCATATATTCTATTTAGTAAAAGCCCATCGTCTTTTTTCACAACATTTAATTCATAACAAATACCATTGAGCCAGCATACAATTCTTGATTTTCCTATCTGCAAATCATGTGTATAATTTAGCGTTCCGAATGCTTCTTGTTCACCAAACTTATTCCATTTTGTAGTTTTTATACCAGCATCAAAAACCACTTCATAAGGATACTTAGATGGTTTTCCAGTAGCGGTTTTAGGATTATATCGCACATAAGTGCATTTTCCATTATTATAATCATCAGGGATATAATTAAACGTGATGTTGAGTGGATCAACTTTGAAAAAAGGTTTTCCCGTAATACGCGATGCTTCTTCTATAAAACTGTTAAGGGATAAAATATCATTAATGATTTTCTTAGTAGATGATATTTGTATTGTATAGCATTCCCCTTCTTTCTCATTGCTACGTATTTTTTTATCAAATTTAATTTCATTTATATCAATAATTGATTCGATATGTCCATTCGAACGACTAAATAATTCATGTAGATACATCTCTATGGCATCGTTGAACATTGGATATTTATATTGTATTGCGGCAACTTGCTCATATTCTTTTTCATAATTGCGGTTACGGCCTTTCTCGGTTTTCATTTTCTCAATTTCGCCAAGTTTGACAGACTGATATTCGGATATGATTGAATTCATGTCACTTATATATTCATCATAAGTCTTACTGACGTTGATTATATCTGGCATCATTTGCTTTGCTTTTTCAATTCTTTTGTAACAGTCAAGGATTACAATAAATCGTGATAGATATGAATCTAAATTTTTATAACCTCTATTTATATCCTCAGAGATTCTATTAATGTCGTTTATTGCAAATTGCACATCAGTAATAAAGTGATTCTTACACGTTTTGCAAATATTGTTAGATGAAAATAAGCCAGTGCTACGCCCACAATTTATGCATTTTCCCATAATAATTCCCTCCATGTTATTTTATACATTATAACACATTTATTTTACCTCAACACTCTAATCTCATCCATTTATTTCCCCATTTTCTAACCTGCTTATACTGATATATACATTCCTGTACATAATCAGCAATTTTAGCAGGTACACCAACACTGCATAAATAAGTGTCATAGTATTCGCTATCATAGATTTGATTATCTAATAAATATAGACAAGCAAAAATGTTTGCTTCATTTTCTTCGCGCCTAATATTGCGTATCTGTAAAGCTGCATCAGAAATGCCAGTCGTCATATGCAAATGAAAATGTCCCAATTCATGCAGTAATAGAAATTTTTCATACTGTTCAGGCAGACCAGGCTTTAAAAAAATAACCACTTGACCATACCCTTTTTCTATCCTGCTATCTCTCCCATAGCAAAGTACTTCATCATAGATTACATCAATACCCTCGTTGTCTATCATGTCTTTGATAGACAGACTATTCAAATCAGCTACCTTTTCCATTATCTTTCTAAACTCCATAAAAAAATACCTCCTTTAGATGGAAGTATATGTTAATTTGTTACATTATGTATGTAATAATATCATTTTTTATATTTACTTGCGAAAAATTTTATACTATCGAGTATCTGATTTGCAAATTCTATTTTTTCTTCATCACTCATTTTTTCAATGTCATATCCACCAAAAGCCGCTATCTGGGGATGTCTAATAAAGACCATAGCAGCATCATCAGGATTTGTGACTTCCTCAAAAGAAGTGGTGAATCCACTTTTATTTACTTCACCAGTTTGCAAATCCTCGTAAACTAACGTATTCATGTCAATACCGAATATTTCTGTTAATCTCTCAACTGTTCCCATAGTCGGTGACCGTTTATCGCTTTCCCACATTTGAATTGCAGATTCCGATTTCCCGGTCTTATCTGCTAGTTGTTGTTGGCTCATATGAAGTTGCTTCCGCAAATATCTTATATTCTTGCTTATTATACTGGTCATGTTTAACCACCTCTTTAATTAGATTATACCAAAACTCCACAAAAAGTAAAGTGTAAGTGCACATTTAGTGCGGTAAAGTGTTGACACCGCACAATATGTGTGCTTTAATGTAAAAGAAGGTGATGAAATGAAATACTCTTTGAAAGAGTTAAGAGCAAGAAAATGTTTAACTCAAGCTGATATGGCATCAAAATTAGGGATTTCTCGACAGAGATATATTACTATCGAAAAGAATCCTGAGAACGTTAGATGCAAAACACTTCTAAGAGTGGCTGCAGAACTTGATGTAGATATTGGCGAAATTTTTTTACCACATAACCACACAAATAGTGTGGTATCAAGTGAAAGGAGATGATAAAATGAATGACCCATTAGATTATCCGTTCCTGGACTATAAAGGAATTATGGAGGCCTTAGGCAGCGTGTGTAAGAAAGATACTGCATATGCAATTATGAATGAGCTAGAAAATGCCAAAGACGATGACGGTAACCCACTGATTGATAAATCAAGGATACCACCATTTGGTAAGCGGGTTATTCCGACTGAAGTGTTTTGTAAGTATTACAAAATCAAGCGAAAGAAAAAGAAAGTTGAGCAGGAAAGGGAGTGAGTAAATGAAAACAAGTATATTGATCATTTCATTTTTTGTCGGTGTACTTATTCAAAAGATGTTTAACCATATCTATCGAGCACTCAAACGAAAAGTATAAGAGAATAGATGATAGAAAAACAACAATGAGAACTAGATTGGCATCATATTCATATAAAATCCAGATAGATAGCAGTAAGGCTGTTAATGATGAATAAAATTCTATTCTCAATGCTTTTATGGAATAAAATGATGGTGGTGATTTAGGGGTGTTTTTGCTTTTTAAAAAATCGTAAATATAAGAAGTAAAAATTCCGAGAACTATTGTAATAAAAACATCTTTCATGATTATCTTCCTTTCTGTGATCATTATATCATGCTGGGAAGTCTTAATCAAAAGCCACAGAAAATCGTAGAAAGGACTACTCTATGAGAAAAAGAGTATTAAAAAAGATGCTCCCTAGACTTGGCGGTCAGAGCATCTAAGCGGTAGAACCTTTATAAAAAGATTCATCTTTATTATAAGGGATACCAGCAAATAATTCAATCTTATATCCATTTCTTTTCTGCAATGAGCTAGGCTCGGACAGAAGGAGAAAACAAAATGTTAATATTTATTATTCAAGCAGCTTTAATTATTGTAGCAATAGCAATGGTGGTGTTAATGGGGTTACAAGACGATTCATATGGTAATGCAAATTGGAAGCCTAAAAAGAAGTGTCTTCTAGCATTGATACCGTTAGGTATCTGGGTGCTTACACTATCGGTTGCCTTTGTTCCGGCAAACACTGTCGGTATTAAATGGTCGGCGTTCGGAGGAACGTCAGAAACTACGCTCAATGAGGGTGTCACTTTTAAAATACCATTCGCAGACAAAATTTATATGATTCCAACCACAGTGCAGGAAAGAACAGTTAAAAATGTATCTGTTCAGACCAAAGACGCACAATTTATCAAAATGGAAGTGAACGTAAAATTTAATGTCAGCAAATCAAATGCCTTTAAAGTCTATAAACGCTATGGCGACATTGATAGCATGAAGCAGAACATTATCGGCAATTATGCTCAAAAATCGGTAGAAACAATCGTAACACAGTACAACGTGATTGAGGTACTGGGTGAAAAGAAAAATGAAGTCTATACAAGAGCCACTGCTGACCTAAAAGAGAAACTTGCGAATGAAGGCGTTGAACTTACATCCCTCACCATTAAGGACATGGATGCCGGAAAAGAAATTGAAGAGGCAATATCCAAGGAAGCTGTAGCGAAGAAAGCTGTAGAAACTGCTAAGCAGGAAAAAGAGAAAGCGCAGATTGTTGCTGAGAAAAAGAAAATTGAAGCACAAGGTGAGGCTGATGCAAACGAAATCAAGACAAGCAAACTGACGGATGCAGTCCTGCGTGAAATGCTCATTAAAAAATGGGATGGTAAGCTACCAAAGGTATCTGGCAGTGACAACATGCTGGATATTACATCATTACTTAAATAATTTAAAAAAGAAAAGAGCCTAGCTCTTTACAGGGAAGAAATGGCATAAGGGATTAGAAAATATTAAGCGCGCGCGAATCAGAAATAGTGCTGACGGTTTTTGAAAAGGAGAATAAAAATGGAATTACAAACGTTTAATAACGACCAATTCGGCGAACTCAGAACAGCTGAAATCGAAGGAAAGATTTATTATTGCGGTAATGATGTCGCAAGAGCATTAGGATACATACGCCCGAGGGATGCAGTTGCTCTACATTGCAAGGGGGCGGTAAAACACCGCACCCCTACAAATGGAGGAGTGCAAGAACTAAGTTTTATCCCCGAGGGGGATGTATACCGCCTTGCAGCACGAAGTAAACTGCCACAGGCAGAGAAATTTGAATCATGGGTATTTGATGAGGTATTACCGCAAATCAATCATACAGGTGGATACAGAGTACCTAAGAATCCTATGGAAGCATTACAGCTTATGTTTGATGCTCAGAAAAACACAGATATGCGTGTAACGAATCTGAAAGAAGATGTGGAGAATCGTTTTCAGGACTTACCTTTAGTGGGGGATGAGCCAGAAGAAATTGTATCAGAGGTAAATGCAATCGCCTTGAAGCTATTGGGCGGTAAAAAATCGAGCGCCTATAACGACAAATCGCTGAGATCAAGAGTGTACCAGGATATATGGCATGAGGTTAAGCACAAATTTGGTGTGCGAAAGTACAAAGCTATCAAACGTAAATACATACCGAATGTAAAAGCGGTATTAGAGGCATACACATGCCCTCAGAATTTGCTGGAAGAAATACTAGCAGTAAATCAACAGGATGTATTATGTGGGAATACATAGTATTAGGTCATGCAGTATTAACTATATACCTGGTAATCAATATGTATAACACTCTGCGTATGGGGGTTATATGCGATCCGGTAGTTTTACTGGAGGTACATCATGATAGACATGTATAAATGGGTTGATGGCTATGACCCATACAGGAGAACGCCAGATAATTATTATGACGAAGTTGTATCTGATGATGAATCAGCAGACCAGCAGGCGGAAGTTGAGGAAGAAGAAAGAAAGGAAACAGCAGTGGAGAGAAAGGAAAGAAAATGAAAACAATAACGGAATTATTGGGTGAGCTTATACAAGTTGCATACGGATGTAAAAGGCACGATGTTTTTGTAGATTATAGTCCACACGTCAGCAGTGTATCCGTATGTATTTACTTCGATAAATGGAGTACACACAAGGATGCGAACGAAAATCATTGCGTTTATTTAGATGAAGAAAACGCAGCGCAGAAATTGAAAGCATTGATCGGATATATCAAACACTTGAGCAAGAAGGGGAACAAATGAACGAAAATAAAGACGAAATCGCTGTTGTTGAATACAGTGTCGAAGGAAGTAATATCAGACTTACTCCAAGTATTGTGCAGAATTTCATTGCAGGAAGTGATGCAGGAGAGATTACAATTCAGGAGTTTAAATTCTTTTCGGAATTGTGTAAGGTCAGAAAGCTCAATCCATTCACAAAAGAGGCGTATTTAATCAAATTCGGGAATCAGCCTGCGCAAATGGTTGTCGGAAAAGATGCTATCTTGAAAAGAGCCATCATGAACCAGAATTACGATGGAAGAGAGCAAGGCATCATAGTGAAACTTTCTGATGGCTCTATAGATTTCAGGAAAGGAACATTCCGCTTAAATGATGAACAGCTTGTTGGCGGATGGGCAAAAGTGTATCGCAAAGATATTAGTCATCCTACGGAAATCACAGTATCATTTGATGAAGTTGCACAGCGTAAAAAGAATGGAGAACTCAATAGTAACTGGGCTACGAAAGGCGCAACTATGGTAGAAAAGGTTGCGCTCGTAAGAGCACTGAGAGAAACCTTCGTGGAAGATTGCGGAGGGATGATTGATGCTGATGAGGCATGGGATGCATCGGAAATCAACGGAAAATCGCAAATACAGAAGCCCAAAAAGGACGAACGCCTCGAAGATGCGACAGAATGGTATGGTAAATTGCGCAAAGAACTGACTGCAAAAGGATATGATTTTCGAAACAAAGAAAATAACGACTTTATAACGATGGCAGCTGGTATCGCTACACAGGATATCAGCGTGTTAAATGTAGATCAGATAGAAAAACTATGTAATACCTATGAAAGTATTTTAGAACAGGAGGACAATGGATGAAATTATTGAAAACTGATAACAGTCTTTCGATTGATGCAGAAAGAAAGATTATTGCATTTAAAGAGGCTATGGAAGCTATCCAAGAGCAAGAAAAGGAGTTTAGAAATCAGCTTCTGCAAGAAATGAAAAAGAGAGGAATCACCGGTTACAAGGATGAGAACATCACTATTTCGCTGGTACTGGAAGGTGAATCTGAAAAATTCGACACAAAAGCATTTAAAAAGAAATTCCCTGCGATGCATAAAAAGTTTGTAAAAATAACGCCGATAAAAGAGCATGTACGATTAAGCATTAAGAAAGGAGTGACATCAGATAATATGATTACTGAAGTTACTCCGGAAGTCGAACAGATAAAGGTAGTCACCAATGGCGAAATCGAAGCGTTCTAAAGCCTGCGCAATACCAACGAAAGTAAAAAGGCTTGTATGGGAAAGAGATAATCACAGGTGTATTCATTGCAAATCACCTTATGCTAAGCCAGAAGCGCATTACATCCCAAGAAGCGATGGAGGATTAGGGATAGAGCAAAACATCGTAACAGTGTGTAGGGACTGCCACAGAAAGATGGATCAGACAAAAAAAGAAATCAGAGAACCGATTTTAGAGGCCACTAAACAGTATTTGAAATCACAGTATCCAGATTGGGATGAGTGCAAATTGAAATACGATAAATGGGGGTGGATGCATGAATGAACGTTTATATCTGTTCAATCCCTTCCGAATTAAGGAATGGGAGAATATACAAATCAAGGAACAACTGGATGTACTCATAAGCAGTTATGAAGTAGATGCCTGCGCTCCCAGCCAGTATGCAGGGAATATCGAAAATCTAGCAAATCAGTTATATCTTATCGGGGAAATGATTGCACGCCTTTATGAGGATGTGAATGTGATGAAAGCGGACGTATCCAATGAAGAAAACCTGCAGGTATATAAGCAGAGGGATGTATATGAAAAGACGCACGAAGGGAAACCGCCTGCTATGATCTATTTCCAAGCGCTGGCAAGTGATTTTGTAAAAGATAAAAGAGTTGCACTGGCAAAGAAAGAAAGTGACCTAAAACGCTTTAAAATCGCTTATGAAAGTATCGAATCAAAAATGAATGCGGTGAAAAAGAAAATGGAAGCTGTACGGTTTGAGGAATTCGGTGGTTGATGATTAACTACCCAGACGGACGCAAGTATACCTCTGCACAAACACCGCCCACAAAGCCTAAAAAGAGCAAATACGGGGCGATCAAAACAGACTTGGATGGGATAAAGTTTGATAGTAAACATGAAGCATCCAGATATAAAGAGCTGCGGTTACTGGAGCAGGCAGGGGAGATAACCAATCTCCGCCTGCAGGTGCCGTTTGAGCTAATACCAAAAAGTAAACACGGTATGCCTATCAGATATATAGCAGACTTTACGTATAACGATAAAAACGGTCAGCTGATAGTGGAGGATGCCAAAGGAGTAAAAACGCCTGTGTACCGCCTAAAACGGCGCATGATGGCAGAGAGATATGATATCGAGATAAAGGAGACTTAAGATGTGTCAAATCAAGGATATGTAAAAATGAGTAGAGGCATCATGAAATCAACGATATGGTGTGATTCGGATAAGTACAAATTGTGGAATTTATGCCTCTTCAAAGCTCAGCATACTAAGCACACATTTATGGTCGGTAATCAACATATAGCGTTAGAACCAGGGCAATTCATAACTGGCAGAGACGATCTTTCAGACGATTTCAATTATGGTGTTAAAAAATCTAAAAAAATAAGCGGATTAACGTTATTCAGGTGGCTGGAATCGTTTGAAAAATTAGAAATGTTGAACATCAAAAAAACCAATAAATACACAATAGTTACAGTTAATAATTGGTGTAAGTATCAAGGCTATGAGCAACAAATGAACAGCAAGCGAACAACAGTTGAACAACAAATGAACAACACTTGTACAGCAAATGAACAACAGTTGAACACATACAATAATGATAAGAATGTAAAGAATGATAAGAATGATAAAGAAGATATATGTTATCAGCAAATCGCTGATATGTATAACAACACTTGCGTGTCGTTCCCTCGCCTTACAAAATTATCAGATGCTCGTAGAAAGGCTATCAAAGCAAGACTAAAAAAATACACTACCGATGATTTACAAAGAGCCTTCACACTAGCTGAGCAGAGCGATTTTTTAAAGGGAGCAAACAATCGTAACTGGTCAGCGACATTTGACTGGATGCTTAAGGATGCAAACTTAGCGAAGATACTTGACGGTAACTACACTAACAAAACGAACTCGACTGAAAAGCAGCTGCCTGAATGGTGGAGTAATCAAGACTTAGTTGATACTGAAACTGACCTTGATGAGAAAGAGCTCGACATGAAAATAGAAGAGCTTATAAATAGTTTATAACGAGAAGGAGAGAGATAAATGGTTAATGCAAATATGACTACTTATGACAACATCTTAGACATGATTATAAGACGACAAGGAGAACTTGATATCAGCAATCGTAAACTTGCAAAAATAGTGGCTGTTGATTACCAAACGATGTGCAATTATTTATCGTATAAAAGCAGGATGCCAGTGGATGCGATGCTTGCTACTATGCATGCATTAGGTATCAAGATGAATATAAGAGTATGTAGAGAATAAAAAAGCTCTGAAAAGCAAAGGTATTACATACAGTCAATCGTATGATGGGAGCGAAGTCACCATTGGCGATTATCCAAAATATATTATTGTTTATTTGAAAGGAGATTTAAATGGATAAAGTAATCAATCAAGCAATCACTGAACATTACGCATTATACAATGGAGATTCTTGCGAAGTGATGCAGGGTTTACCGGATGAATCAATGGACTATTCAATTTTTAGTCCACCATTCGCGGATTTATACACTTACAGTGACAGTCCGAGAGATTTAGGCAACTGCCGTAGTACAAAAGAGTTTTACAAACAGTTCAGTTATATCGTAGCTGAGCTATTCCGGATAATCAAGCCGGGAAGATTAGTCAGCATCCATTGCATGGACCTGCCTACTACAAAGGCAAATGATGGATTTATTGGATTACGAGATTTTCCGGGCATATTGACAAAATTATTCCAAGACTATGGTTTTTACTACCATAGTAAAATCACGATCTGGAAAGACCCGGTGATTGCTATGCAGCGGACAAAAGCGCTTGGTCTGCTACACAAACAGATAAAAAAAGACAGTGCCATGAGTCGTCAGGGAATCGCCGATTACATCATTACGATGCGTAAGCCTGGTGATAACCCGAATCCAATTACACACACGAATGAATCTTTTCCTGTAGATAAGTGGCAGCAATACGCATCACCTGTATGGATGGATATACAGCAGAGTAACACGCTCAATCGCAAATCAGCCAGAGAGGAGCGAGACGAAAAACATATATGCCCATTGCAGTTGGATGTTATCGAGCGATGTATTGAGCTGTGGACAAGTCCAGGAGATACAGTATTTACTCCATTCTTGGGTATAGGATCAGAAGTGTACCAGTCTATTAAGATGCACAGAAAAGCCGTAGGAATAGAATTGAAAGGTTCGTATTTTGGACAAGCTGTAAAAAATTGTGAGCGTGCCATGAACGCAGGAGAACAACTGGAGTTTTTTGTTTGAAGGTGATGAAGAATGACATATGAAGAGTTTTTAAAGACTAAAGAATACAAAATAGAATCATCTGGATTTACTGTCACAAACCTTAATGAAAATTTATTTGACTATCAGCAAGCAATAACCAAGTGGGCGCTCAGAATTGGAAAAGCTGCACTGTTTGAGGATACCGGTCTTGGAAAAACCATCCAGCAATTAGCCTGGGCGGATGCAGTAGTAAAACATACAGGCGGTACTGTACTTATTCTTGCCCCATTAGCTGTATCAAAACAGACTGCACAGGAAGCTTCAAAGTTTGGCATCACTTGTAATCTGGCGGAGAGTCAGGAAGATATAAAACCCGGTATCAATATCACCAATTACGAAAAGATACACAAATTCGATACAGATAGTTTTTCCGGCGTTGTTCTTGATGAAAGTTCGATTTTGAAATCATACACAGGGAAAACAACAAAAGACTTGCAGGAACGTTTTACATATACACCATACAAATTATGCTGTACAGCAACACCTAGCCCTAACGATTATACAGAGATAGGGACAACAGCGGAGTTTCTTGGTGTCATGCCAAGAGGGGAAATGTTGGCAACATTTTTCATCAATGATTCAATCAAAAAAAAGGGAAAGAATGATCGCATTGGATGGCGCCTGAAACGCCATGCGGAAAAAGAGTTCTTCCGCTGGATGGCGACATGGAGCATGATGATAAAGTCACCGGCAGACCTTGGATATGATGGTGAAAAATTTGTATTGCCGAAACTGCATGTAAAAGCAAACGTATTAAAAAGTAAGCCAGACGCAGAGTGCTTATTTGTGGAGTATGCAGAAACGCTGCAGGAGAGGCGAGAAGCAAGAAAACAAAGCCTTGATGAGAGAGTAGCAATGGCGAAGAACATCGCTCAAACAAAAGAGAATTGCTTGATATGGTGCGATTACAACAACGAAAGCACCGCGCTGTATAAGTCTATACCCAAATCTGTAGAGGTAAAAGGATCTGATACGCCAGAACATAAAGAAAAAGCCATGATGGGATTTGCTAACGGTGAAGTTAAATATCTTGTTACGAAGCCGTCCATATGTGGGTTTGGAATGAATTGGCAGAATTGTCATGACATGATATTTTGTGGGCTGTCTGATAGTTATGAACAGTTCTATCAGGCGATACGCAGGTGTTATCGGTTCGGGCAAAAACACGAAGTAAATGTACATGTCATTATCTCAGAAAAGGAAATGAATGTGTTAAATAATATCAAACGCAAGCAAGAGGACCATGAGCGTATGAGTGTTGAAATGGTAAAGGTCATGAGTGATAGTGCAAGAGCTGAATTGTTTGGTGAGCAACTAAGAAAAACAGATTATACGCCAGGAATGGATATGGAGGTACCGAAATGGCTGCCATTTTAGATAAACGTAAAACAAGCAGTAATAGCAGGCCACGCATTAGTAAAAATTGAAAGCATCTTAGAAAAGTGCGGTCTAGAAAATGTCCTTGTGACAATAGGAGACAAGGATTATGTAGCTTTGGAAGAGGTAAAGAAAGCAATTAGAGCATTGCATGAAGGAGAGTGAAGAATAGTGCTAGAAGAAAAACAACTGATTGAACATCGCAGTGAAGTAATACGAGAGGTAATGAACCAATATATCGGAAGTATTGAAGCCGTAGGAGAAACCAATACGGATAGTAGACATTTTACTAATTTACAGGTTTTAGCAGATGTTTTATATCATATCGTTGCAGCTATCTGTGAAGAAACATTAAATGCAAAACGGTATGAATGGAGCATGAAAAAAAGTGGAGAATATGCTGTTTCCATTTTAAAGGATATCAGAGCTACTATTGATGATACCTTAGAGGGGAGCAGAGAAGAATGATCAACCGAGTGGTATTAGCCGGCAGGCTTACGAAAGACCCGGTTCTGCGTAAGACTGCAAATGGTGCATCTGTTGTTTCATTTACTGTAGCATGTACCCGACGTTTCAAACAGGAGGGACAGCCGGATGCTGATTTTATCAATACGGTTGCCTGGAATAAAACAGCAGACATCGTAGCACAGTATACACATAAAGGCTCTCTAGTTGGTGTGGAAGGAAGAATCCAGACACGTAGCTATGATGACCAGAGCGGTAAACGTGTGTATGTGACAGAGGTTGTCGCTGACAGCGTACAGTTTCTGGAAAGCAAAAGCGTTGCTGCAAACAATGCTTATGTACCTGACTATGAGCAGGGAAACAATCAGGGCTACCAGAGTGACAATGGCTCTCAGTCCTACTCCAATGACTTTACAAGCAGCAATACATTAGATATCGCAAGTGATGATCTACCATTTTAAGGAGGACTGAAAAAAATGAATAAATTTACATGGACATTTAATCCCGATGAGTTATGGTCAAAAGGTACGTACGATACAGTCGAAGAATGTTTAAATGAAGCACGACGTGATACATATTACAAAGGTCAGGTTATTTATGTCGGAGAAGTGATACCATACACATTTACCGTTGATGCTGATGATGTGTTGGAGAGATTGGGAGAACAAGCATTTTATGAAGTAGGCGAAGCTGCATATGAATGGCCAAGCTATAAGCGTGATGAATCCCTTGCTAAACTGTCGGATGATCTAACAGCGTGCGTTACTAATTGGCTTAAAAAGCGCAATGATCTACCGAGCTTTTACAATATTGGTAACATAAGGGCGATAGGAGTAGATAGCAATGAAAAAATACAATAGCATAGACGGCCGCATACATACAAACAGCCGGTTGTGGTTTATTATCCGTATGGCAGTGAGGAGGTATAAGGATGCAGAGAAAAGCCTTAGAAACAGCGTACAACGTTAAAATAGAGACAGGCTATATGTCAAACAAGGGGACGGTGTACATTCTCCACGAAGAGAACCTTATGTTGTTGTTTGAAACCATAAAAGAATTACAGCAATACCTGGAAGAGGTATACTCATGATTGATATAGCACTTGCAGTAATGTTGTATTTTACCTTTATGATGATATGTATAATAGATGAGCGTGACAAGGGGTGATGCAATGTTATATAAAGACGAGAAAGAATACCTGGAGGGAGAACTCAGGAGCTATCGAAAGATATTGGATATGTGTAATAAATTTGTTCAAACTCTTGCGGATGCAGAAGTTGCTAAATATGGCGTATCATCACCACATTTTAAAGAAATCATATATGAGAATGCAGGTGATCCATATAAATGCAATTATGCTAGTCTAGACGAAACAGAAAAACAGGCACTTCAAGGTTTATCTGTTTGGTATCCAAGGCGAAAGTGGATAGAAGAAAGGTTAAGCATCCTTACGCCAATGGAGTATAAGGTTATTAAGTATCGGTATATGATGTCTACTAAAGCCACTTACGAATGGATTGCGAGCGTTATACCATGTGGAAAGAATACAGTGATAAGAATCATAGATAAAGCGTTTGAAAAAATGCTGAAATTGGAGTGATTGGGTACTTATACCCACTGTTTTAGGTGTATAATCGTAATCGAGGAACAGGTACACACTGCAACTCACTTTTCTCCCTTACGGTTTACTTACGCAGCATCTTCGAATGCCTGCCGTAATCTACAGACGATTACCCCACCCATATATCGTCTGTAGATTAGGGTAAGTAATCTCCCTATCTATGTAAATACCCTTATGGACTTTTAGCTGAGAGAGATTAGCGACTGACTGAAAATCAGTAGAGCATGGTGCGTTACCATGAAAGTCCACCAAAAAGATATCAAAGCGGGGATATACCTCATATTGTTGAGAACACCTGCTAGATATATTGGTTGCCCTGGTGGCGGAATAACCAAAAGGAAAAGCGGTAAGGAATCCTAAGCGGACTTACCAGTGTAAAGCGTCTGAAAAGGGCGCTTTTAATTTGCCTTCTTTTGTAGTATGATGATTGTATAAAGGATGGTGTGGATAATGGATGCAAAAGATACTAAGAAAATGTTGATTGCATTTTTAAAAGAAATTGAATCAGGCGAATTTAATAATTTGAATGAGAATGACTTTGGAATAACATACGAGGATTATTGCAAAGTGTTGGAGATAATCTATGACAATGGTTTTGCTAAAGATATGTACGAGATTCCAGTATCAGGGTGTCCCTACAACCAATACAAGTTATTAAATATTAGACTTACGTTAGAGGGGATAGATTATTTAATTGAAAACAGTGCATGGGCGAAGGCTTATAAAGGAATCAAAGAGATAAAGAGCTGGATACCAGGATTGTGATTAGCACCTAAAGGGTGCTTTTATTTTACCCAGAAAGGAATGATAGCATGATATACATAAACAAGAAAACAGGAGAAAAAGTCAGAGCCGAACAGTTTTCTCCCGAAAACATCATTGCTAGATACGCTAGTGTCAAGGTAGAAAGCAAAGAAGGCGCTATAGTAAACATGGAGGCCGGAGATTGGGTTGTGCAAAATGGCATGAGGGTTTATGTCGTACGTAAAGAAATGTTTAATAAGCTGTATGAGCCTGTGGAGATGAAATCATGAAGGCAAAAAAGAAACCAGTTATTATAGAAGCAATACAATGGACAGGTGAAAACCATAGAGAAATGTTTGATTTTCTGACAAATTATCAGAAACAAAATGCATACATGACACCTTATGAAGATACTTTTTACATTGACCATTCACAGGTAAAAGGCGGTTTAATTATAAGAACTTTGGAAGGCGATCACATTGCTCGAATTGGCGACTACATCATTAAAGGCGTACACGGCGAGTTCTATCCATGCAATCCGGATATCTTCAAAAAAACATATGAGGTGTTAAAAGAATGAAATACAAATATATATGCGATGCGCTAATCAGCATAGGATGCTTATTATTCAACGCTTATCTTGTTACATTGACGTTGTATATGTGTATCAACTACTCTTTATGGTGGATATTGTTATTGATTTTCTGTGTTACTCCGGAGGATTTGTATGATCACAGTATGTAAAGACTGCCCTAAACGCCACCCAGGATGCCACGGAGAATGCGAATGGTACAAAGCAGAGCGCAAGGCACTGGACAAGGAAAACATACGCAGACGCAATGAGAGTACTGCTATATGCAGTATCAGGAGGAAAATAAAATGAATATGGATGCAGAAAGAGAACCAGTATACAAACAACCATGTCGCATAGAGGTTCCTCTAACTATATCAGGCGAAGAATTTGCAAAGATGATATGCAACTGCATAAAGGAAAGAATTGAAATGAAGGTAAACGTGTTAGGTACAGAATATAGAATTAGATATGTTCCATCACTCGACGGTAGAGGCGGAGAAACAGATTTCTATACCAAAGAAATACGCATAAGTGAGCAAGAAGACGTCCCACTGGAATTCAAAACGGACAATCTGAAAGAAATGCAGAATCATGTATTAAGACACGAACTGATACATGCCTTTTTATTTGAGTCTGGCATGGACCAGAGCAGCACTGCACACGAGGCATGGGCCGTTAATGAGGAAATGATAGATTGGATGGCAATACAGATGCCTAAGATAATGGATGCTTATGATAGCATTGTAAAACAAAGATTAAAGTATGCAGATGCAGATACAGTAGCACCCGGAGCAGAGCCTGTACTCATGCCAGCAACTTAAAACGAAGAAAGGAGAGTGATCTAATGAGCAATAATCTAAACACTTTAATAAACAAGCTGCAGAAGGCATTAAAAGCCAAAGGCAAAGTGTATTGTATCAACAGGTCACAATTCTATTCAGATAAGCACGATTGCATATGTACTAAGTATACAGTATTTACAACATACATAGATGCAGATGGAGAAAAGCAGAAAGACAGCTATTACTTTGATAAAGCATTAGACGTGGTTCAATTCCTCGCTGATTTATTAAGGGATGATAGCTCGTGAAAATAAACGAGAAACAAAAGGCGTTTGTGTTGTATCTGTGTAAGGATAACCTTTCACAAACTGATGCTTATATAAAGGCTGGATATAGCCCAAAAGGAGCAAGGGCTGGTGCTGCTCGTCTGTTAACAAACGTTAGCGTCCAAGAATACATGAAAAAGGTCATGAAAAAGGTCGAAGATAAGAAAATCGCCGACATTAAAGAAGTCATGGAGTTTTATACTAAGGTCATGCGTGGAGCTGAAAAGGACCAGTTTGGGTTAGATGCAGCACTGAAAGAAAGGCTAGACGCTGGAAAAGAGCTAATGAAACGGTTGGAGAAGGTAGCAGGCGATAACGACATGGACATAAATATCACCTTCACACCAGCAAGTGCAGAGAATGGCAAAGCAGATTAACGTTGCATTAAACGACCACTTCATCGACTTTGTAAACGACTGGGAAAGCAAATTTTATTTTTTGGTCGGTGGATACGGCTCGTCTAAAAGTTACCATGTAGGTGTCAAGCTGATTAGCAAGCTGCTGGCAGAAAAACGCAAGGCTTTAGTTGTCCGAGAAGTATTTGAAACAATCCGTGAATCATGCTTCGATTTATTGTGGGAAATTGCAGAGAATATGGGTGTTGATCATTTAATGAGCTTCACCACTTCACCAATGCAAGTGAAATTCAAAAACGGCAGTAAAATCATTTTCAAGGGAATGGATAAACCTGCGAAATTAAAGTCACTGAACGGCGTTTCGCTTGTCTGGATAGAAGAATGCTCGGAAGTTAAATACGAAGGTTTCAAGGAGATTACAGGGCGTCTGAGGCACCCTACACTAAGTAATCATATTATCCTATCGACAAACCCAGTAAGTAAGGCGAATTGGTGTTATAAATATTTCTTTGAGGATAAAAAAGAGCATTTCTTTTACTTAAGTGATAAGGAGCTTTATGAAAAACGTATTATCCGTAAAGGCAAGATATATTATCACCACAGTACAGTTGATGATAATTATTTTGTGCCGGATGATTACATAGAGCAGTTAGACGATTTGAAAAGTCATGACCCGGATTTATACAGGATAGCTCGTAAAGGATTATTTGGGACTAACGGAAAAAGAGTATTCCCACAATTTGAAGTGAAAACGCATAAAGAAGTTATGGAGCTCATACAACAGATACATGATCCAATGTTTAAAAACGGTATGGACTTTGGTTTCGTTACTTCATACAATGCGTTGCTGCGTTTGGCGATAGATCATGAAAACAAGATATTGTATATCTATTGGGAGTATTACTCCCGAGATAAAACAGACCCTGAAATATTTGATGACATAAAAGAGTTTGTGGATTCCGGCGAGCTTATCAAATCGGATAATGCCGAGCCCAAGGCAATCAAATTTTACAAACAAAAAGGGATCCGAATGAAGAAGTGTAAAAAATTCAGCGGTTCCCGATATGTGTACACCAAAAAGGTGAAACGATTTAAAAAAATCATATGCTCGGAAGAATGCCACAATACGGTTGATGAGCTGCAGGAACTGACATTTAAAGTTGATAAAGATGGTGAGATCATTGAGGATGAGTTTAATATTGACCCTCATACATTGTCGGCTATATGGTATGCATTAGATGATTATGAAGTATCAGATTTAAAGAAGCATGTAGGTATGAGGTCGCTATAGACCTTTTTATTTTGGAGGTGAGACGATGGGAATCGTAAGAAAAATCCGGAAGGGAGTGAAAGCAGCGAGAATGGCGATGAAAGATAAAGAACGTTATGAGGACCACTTAAAAGCAATCGTATCAGAATATCTAAACAGTGATAAGCGAAATTGGATGTATGTTGGTGATAGGTATTATTCTGTAGACAATGATATTAAAAAGCGTAAAATGGAGCGTACTGTTAACGGAAAGAAAGTAAAAGAAGTAAATAAGGCCAATAACAGGCTGGCTCATGCATCTTATAAAAATATGGTCGATGAAAAAGTATCCTACATATTCGGGAAAGAGTATACACTTGCTTGTAAAGACAAAAAATATCTTAAAAGTGTACAGGATATACTCGGCAAGCGCTTTAAGCACTTTTTAATGCGTTCTGGATATAAAGCGAGTAATCACGGCATTACATGGTGGCATCCGTACGTTGATGAGCAGGGTGATTTTAAAGTCATGCTTGTTCCTGCCAGCAAGTGCCTGCCAGAATGGAAAGACGATAATCACGATGAGTTAAAGGCTATGCATTATATCTATGATACTGTCTATTATGACGGCGGTGTGAAAAAATATCGCACCCATGTAGAAACATGGACAGCCGACGGATATGTGTGCAGGGTGAGAGACGGCGAAGACTATATTCTGGATATAAAGGAAAACGTAGACGATGCTGGGAACACCGTGAGCCACTATAAAAACGGGAAAGAGTGGTGCAACTGGGGTAAGGTTCCTTGGATACCAGTAAAAAACAATGATATTGAGTTACCGGATATCAAATTCGTTAAATCACTTATTGATAATTACGATAAATCACGGAGCGAAGCTGCTAACTACGTTGAGGAAACAAAAAATCTTATTTTCATCCTTAAAGGCTATAAAGGTGATAATCTTGAAAAGTTTTTAAGTGATATCAATGAGAAGCGCGCTCTTGTACTTGATGCAGACGACGATGACGATGGTTCAGGGGTAACAACGCTCACGCCTACTATGGATATAACGGCGCTGAGAGAACACTATGAGCAGCTTAAAAGAGACATCATTGATTCAGGGCAGGGAGTTATCAAAGACCTGGATAAATTCGGCAGTGCTCCTTCTGGCGTGGCGTTAAAATTTATGTATTCCGGTCTAGACTTGAAAGCTGATGCAATGGTCATGCATGTAACATACGCTTTTGAAGACTTACTATACTTCATAGATTCATTCCTTGATGTGAAACACACAGAAGAAATAAGTATCACGTTTAATCTCGATATGAAGATAAATGAAACTGAAAAAATCAATAACCTCAACGCTTCCAGTGCTAATATTTCCCAAGATACATACCTTGCAAATCATCCGTATGTTGACGATGTGGAGAAAGAAAAAGAGCTGATGGAAAGTGAAGGGCATTTATTTCAGGATAGAGTGCCTTTAGGCGCAGAAGATGAGTGAATCATATCAGAATAGTGAATACTGGGAAAAGCGAATAGCTAAGGAAACGTGGAGAACTTACAACAATGCAGAGGAACAAAACCGTGATCTATTGAAAATGTATGAAAAGACATCATCCAGTATCAAACGTGAGCTCTATGCATTGGCTGAGGAAGCTGAAAAGACTGGTGAGCTTACACGGACACAGCAATACCGGTTCAATAAGTTGCTTGGCCAGCAAGGTGTGATTTTCCAAGAGATAGAAAAGCTAGGTGAATCTATTGAGAAGACGCAGACCTCACGCATGAAGATGGCGGGAAAGGACGTTTATAAAAATGTCATGGAATCTCTAGGAATTGAGAATTTTTCCTTTCCCAACAAAAAGGAAATGGAGCAAATGCTGCGGTCACCTTGGCATGGCTCATTTTTCAGTGAGAGATTATGGAACGACTTGAGTGTCTTAGAACGCAATATGAATGGCGTTATCAACAATTTCATAGCTACCGGAAAGACGGTCACAGAAACAGCTGTCCAGTTGTCAAATGTCATGCAGAAATCTTTTAATGTAGCACATCGCCTCGTACGCACGGAAACGATCAATTATATGAACCGCAGCGCATTGCGTGGTTACAAAGATGCAGGTGTCAAAAAGGTGCAATGGTGGGCGGCCGAGGATGAGCGGACGTGTGAAATATGCGGTGCGAACCACGAAAAAGAATATGATATTGACAAAGCGCCAATACTTCCATGCCATCCTGGATGTCGTTGTACGTGGCTTCCAGTTATGGACAATTCAGTCCAAAAATCTGATAAAAAGGTGTATAATGATATTGAAGATATAGAGACATGCAACAATTTTGATGAACTGTCTTCGTACTGTAGTAAAAAGTATAAAATATCTATTGATAACAGCGTTAAGGAATTAGATTTTGATAAATGCAAGGAAGTCGTATCGGGAATTGAAAGCCTATTTTCTGATTTTCACGAGTTGGAAGATAATTTAAAAAACATATCTACGAGAAAAAGCGGAGTTATGTGTTGCGATGGGACAGCGATTTATTTTAATCCAACATATTTCAGTAAAGAATATGATTTAGCACAAGTATGTGCTGAGCAAGCAAAAACCGGATGGTGGGTAAAAGGTGCGGATATAAGTTCAATAGGTGTGCATGAAGCTGGCCATGCCGTTGAACAGATATTGATTGATTTGAATAATGCATACGAATTTGATTTTCAGAAAACGTTAGCATGGAATGATGGTAATGAAGCAAAAGAAATCGTGAGAGCTGCTGTGAAAAATATAAAGAAAACACCTTTCGGAAAAGGAAAGAAAAAAGCAACACTGATAAATTCTATCTCTTTATACGCTGCTAAGGATGAACAAGAGGCACTAGCCGAGGCATTTGCTGATATATATGTAAATGGTGACAACGCAAATCCTCTATCGAAGGAAATCAAGAAACTTACAATCGAGAGATATAACAAATATAAAGGAGAGTGACAATCATGATGTTTAAACCTGAATGGTGGGATTACGCCACTTTCAACGATGAAGGTTTTTTAAAAGGCATCAAAGAAGACAGCCCACCAGAAATCAAAAAGCAGTACGAGGAATATTTGAAACAGGAAGAGAACCATAGGAAAGAAGGAATCAAATTGTGATGGATGTTATTTGCGACGCTTGCAATAAAAAAATCTCTACAGATAGCATCGCAATCCAAGAAGAACGTTTTGCTGATGGATTGATCAATGCCTTTTTCGTTTGTCCATCATGTGGTAAAAAGCACCATTTGCTCTATCATGACGATAGAACCAAAGAGCTGCAGGTGAAGATACTAGAATGTGATAATAAGCACCAGAAAGCAAAGAAAAAGGCGCTGGCTCGTAAATTAAAGGCCAGACTTGATCAGATAAATAACCGAGCGTGAGTGTGTGCAGACATGCTTGTGTAGAAACAATACAGGATGAATACTATGATAACAGATTGAAGTGCAGGATGCAGAAGATACAGCGGACCTGCATTTTTTGCGGAAAAACTGAAAGAGAGGTGATCCATATGAAGGACCCGCCGCAGCGGGAGTTGCCGTATTTTTGCAAGCATCTGAAATGACACGGAGAACCGTGTTTTTATTTTACCTACTGTCAGGTATAGACAGGCCTACGAACCGCAAGCGAGCGGTATATAAATGCTATGGAGGTAATATGGAATGGATTAAAACAATTCTTGAGAAGCATACAGGGGAAGATGGCAAACTGAATCTTACAGAAGCTATCAAGGAAATCAATAAACAGGCACCGGACAACGTTGTACCGAAAGACCAGTACGACACTGTTGAAGAGGCTAAGAAACAGCTTGATAAGGATGTGAGAGCGCGAGACAAACAACTGGAAGACCTGAAAAAGGCAGGCTCTGTAGAAGACTTGCAGCAGCAGTTGAATGCAGCGCAGGAAGCAAACAAACAGGCAAAGAAGGAATACGATGCCGCCATCGCCAACATGAAATATGATGCAGCGATTGAAAAAGCACTAGCGAACGCTGTTCATCCGGATTTGATGTCCGGTAGAATCGACCGAGCAAAATTGAAGATTAAAGAAGACGGCTCTGTCGAAGGGTTAGAAGACCAGGTTAAAAACCTGAAAGAAACATACAAAGATTTATTTAAGACAAAAACCGGAAAGACACCGCCAGAAGGTGATGATCCCAATAAAAAGCCGGAAGATATGTCTTATGAGGATTTCGTGAATCAGCTGGAAAACGGCGAATAGAAAGGAAAATGATATATGACTACACAATTTGATGCAAAAATCTTCAATGAGGAGGCATTCGGCAAATACATGAATGCTATTCCTGATGTAAAGCGTAATAAACTGCTGGAATCAGGAGCAATTACAAAGGACCAGCGCCTGTTGGATCTGTTTGGTAATCAGACCAATACCGCATACGGAATCATTCCGTTTTACGGTAATCTGGAAGGTGATCCAGATAACTATGACGGAAAAACCGATGTAACAACTTCAACCACGACCACATTTGAACAGGGTGTATTTACATTCGGTCGTATGCATGGATGGACAGAAAAGGATTTCTCTTATGAGATTACCGGAGGAGTTGATTTCATGGCGAACGTTCGTTCCAAGATCATGAAATTCTGGAACGACAAGGACCAGGACAGCATCCTAGCAATTCTCAAAGGTGTTTATTCAATGACTGGAGCGAAAAACATTGAATTTATCACAGCGCACACAAACGATATTTCAGCAAAATCCGATGATGCTGCGAAAGTTGGTCCAACATCGCTAAATGACACAATGCAGAAGGCTTGTGGTGACAACAAGGATATCTTTAAGCTCGTTATCATGCACAGCTCTGTATCTACAAATCTGGAAAATCTCAAACTGATTGCATACCTTAAATATACGGATGCAAGTGGTGTTGAGCGTGACCTCGGAATGGGGACATGGAATGGAAAATTGGTTATTATTGATGATTCCATGCCTAGCGAAATCGTTCCAGCAAAAGAGGCACAGGGAAATGAAGGAGAGGAAGGATATGTTCCTGCTACCGAGGAATATACAAAGTATACAACTTACGTGTTGGGGGACAAAGCAATCTCCTTTCAGCCTTTGAGTGTAAAACATCCATATGAAATGGTACGTGAGGCAAAAGTAAACGGTGGTGAGGATACACTGATCAGCCGCAAGCGTACAGCTGTGGCGGTAAACGGTATCTCTTATCTCAAAAAACAGCAGGCATCTTTGTCGCCTACAAACGAAGAAATGGCTGACGGTAAAAACTGGTCTTTAGTAAATGACAGCTCTGCCGGAGGAAACAAGTATATTAGCCACAAAGCTATTCCGATTGCACGCATTATTTCAAGAGGGTAACCATTCCCTCTTTTCCAAAGGAGGGAAATCATGAATCAGCAAGAGCTAAGAGAGAAAGTTATCACTAAGCTGAATTATAAACCACATATCAAACACGTAGAGCAATCGTATGTCGTTGATACGGTCGACGATGCTGTAAACGATGCTTTGGACTATATAAATTATCATGACGGTGACATTGACGAAAGGATGGTTACACCCGTCACAGATTTATGCGTTTATAGGCTCATCCTAACAGGGAACGAAGGGCTGACGAGTAGCTCGAAGGCGGGAACCAGTGAAACATATAGCGAAGATATACCAAAGTCTATCCGTAGAGTGTTGAGAAAGTACAGGGACTTGCCATGAGTGTGTTCACTGATTTTGTCCCTGCTGTGCTGCAGATTGACAATGGCGGAACCGGCGCTAGTGGTGCACCTAAAAAAGACTGGCAGGACGTTTGCAAAATAGATGTATCTATCTATGACAACGATGCTTTCCGGTCTACACAGTCCGCAAAATATGAGCAGAGCACGCATAATGGTTGCACATTTTGTAAAGACTTTACACCAGGGAAAGAGTATCGTATCGTAGTCGGCATGTATGCATACGAAGTGACGATGTTTAATACCTCAGGTAGATTTACTACACTGCTGCTAAAAAGGACGTTGTATGCCGAACAATGATGCATTCATGGCGTCCATTGAGCAAGCTACAACACAGATCATACAGGAACGTGTGCAATGCATGGGAAAAGCCTGTCTTTTGGTTGTAAGAGAGGCGAAGAAAAACGCGCCAGTTGATATGGGTATATTGAGAGCTGCTATAACGCACGATGTTACCTTTGACAGCCTGAGTATAACTGGTCGTATCCTGTGCAATCTGGACTATGCGCCATACGTGCACCAGGGTACCGGAATATACGCAAAAGATGGCAACGGTCGTATGACACCGTGGTCGTACTGCGTAAAAGCCGGAAAATACAAAGGGTGGCATATCACGCAGGGGCAGCAGCCGCAACCATTCCTGGAAGATGCAAAGATTAAAAATATACCTAAAATAGAAAGGATGCTTGCGGGGAAATGATCGAAGATAACATAAGAAATTTGCTGATGCATGGAACCGGTCTTAATGCTACGCCTTATTTCTCACTAGGGCCGTATCCTGCTATTGCCTATAAGCATACACCTATATCTGGAGGCCATGTAAAGCAAAGTCAGATAGAGGTCCGCATTATGGGTGATAATTACGACGAGCTTTTAACTATCAAACAAAAGGTTTTAGATATTCTGGATCAGGAAGAGGATGCCTCTTTCTGCCGCATGGGCGATATTCTATATCATAGTGAGCTGGCAGGTGGAGGCGATTTATTCAATGACCAGATACAAATGTGGGAGTGTGTCTCCCTTTTTATATTGACATGGAGGTGCATATAAATGGAACAAAAAAAAGACGATATCATCATGGGTGCCGGCGAGGTGTACATGAGTGAATTTGAAGGTGACGAAATACCCGGTAACGAAGAAATCGAAACGCCGGAGCACAATGTAGGGCATTGCTCTGGAGGATTTTCTGTAGATTACAAGCCGGAAAAATATGATATAAAAAATCAGTATGGCAAAATAGTGAAATCAGTAATTACCAGCGAAGAGGTTACTGCGAACACAGGCATTTTGACATGGTATCTACACAACCTCGCATTATTGTCTACCGCGAAGTTTGTAGAAGATAAGGTAAAGAAAACACGCACATTGATTTTTGGCGGATCGAACAATAAACTGAAAAAGGTATTGGTACGATTCGTTCACACAAAAGACAATGATAAAAAGCTACGTTTTACCATGATCGGGCAGGGCGGAAATGGGTTTGCGATTGAATTTACAACAAAAGAGCTGACTGTAGATGCACAGATTACAGCCATTGAACATATCAAAGGATTCCTTGCAAGCATTGAAGAGGAGCTTACAGATGAAGAGGCTGCAGCTCTGCTGGAAGTAGGTGCATAGTATGCTGGATGTGAACGCATATTTAGAGCGAACAGAGGAAGTGAAACTGCCGGACAAAGTCCTGCATGTATATGAGCCTACTCATAACATGTATCTGGCTGCACTGCAACATGAAGATGCAGACAAAATGAATGATTATATCGTATATCAGGTTAATGCTGTTACTGCTATGCTCAACCGCAATAAGGAAGGAATCAAGGTAAAGGAAACTGATATAGAGGATTTACCACGTTCCTTCGTAGTCGCTGTTTATAGAGCCCTTATGATGATGTGCAACGAGGCGTTATCTGACCCAAACTAGCACTCCCGCTCCCAGACGATGAAAGGGTACGTGATGCGGTATTCGCAAAATACTATAAAATCGAGGAGTGGGAAAAATCTTATAAAACCTGTACAGGAGAATTAAAGGCTATTGCAGATTATACAGGCTTATCTATTGACGATATCCTGAAACTGCCAATCAGCCTTTTTCTTTTATATCGTAAAGAAGCGTGGATTTATAACCAAAACAGCTCAGAAGACGGCAGGAAAATGATGAAGGACTTCTGGCGGTTGCAACAGACGAAAGCAGATTTACAAGCAGTGCATGAATTCCAGAATAGAGGTGATAGTTAATGTCAGGGAGAATGTCAGGGAGCTTGAAACTTGCACCTTTGATGATGGATATTAAGGTCGATATTGCCAACTTTAAATCGGATATGGGTAAAATCAAAACCGAAGCAATCGCAAGAGCAAACGAAGTATCCAAACAAATGGAAAAGACCATTAAAGTAGGAAATCAAATGTCTAATGTCGGCGGCAAACTGACAAAGGCTGTTACCTTACCTCTGGCAGGCGCAGGTGTTGCTGCTACGAAAATGGCAGTGGACTACGAAAGTTCATTTGCAAAAGTATCTACCTTGCTAGACAAAAATGTTGTTGATTATGGTAAATATAAAAACGACATTTTGGACGCTTCCAGCAAGTCGAAGATTGCAGTAGGGGAGTTTTCAGAGGCTGTGTATGGGTCTATTTCCGCAGGCGTTGATCAAACAAAGGCAATCAAGTTTACAACAGATGCCATGAAACTTGCCAAGGGTGGATTCACTGACGGGGCTAAGGCTGTGGATGTAATGACAACAGCCATAAACGGATATGGCATGAAAGCTGAGGATGCAACAAAGATATCCGACATGCTGATAACCACACAAAACCTAGGTAAAACCACCGTGGATGAACTTGCGACCAGCATGGGTGCAGTTATACCAGTGGCAAACTCTGTTAATTTCGGCATTGACGAATTATCGGCCGCATATGCGCAGTTGACGAAAAATGGTATCGCTACAGCTGAATCAGGCACTTACTTGAAATCGATGCTTTCAGAACTCGGGAAGTCTGGTTCGATTGCAGATAAGACTTTACGGGAGCTGACAGGCAAGGGCTTCGCTGACCTCAAAAAAGAAGGTAAAGCAACATCAGAGATTATCAAACTTCTGGATGATGATGCTAAAAAGAATGGTAAATCATTGAAGGATATGTTCGGATCTGTGGAAGCTGGTACAGCAGCTATGGTGCTGGCAAAAGGTAGCGGTAAAGAATATGATGAAATGCTGGCCGCAATGCAGAAATCTGCCGGGGCAACGCAGGAAGCCTTTGACAAGATGGATGCAACTCCAGCAGAGCAGCTAAAGGGTGCATTAAACGAGTTGAAAAATGAAGCGATAAAACTAGGAGCAAAAGCAATTCCGATTGTCACAGAAGCCGCGAAATTCATTTCTAAACTCGTGGATGGGTTTACAAAATTGTCCCCTGCCATGCAGGATAATATCATTAAATTTGGATTAGTAGCTGCCGCAGCAGGGCCAGTGTTAAAGGTTGTTGGTGGTCTTGTAACAACTTACGGAAAACTAAAACCTCTTGTTTCCGGTGCGACTACAGTGATATCTAAAAGTATTCCAGCGCTGGGGAAATTAGGTTCTTCTCTGGCTACTCACAGCGGCCTTTTAGGCAAAGTCGGAAGTGCATTGTCAGGACTAGCGCCCGCTGGTGTTACAGCTGCATCTGGGCTGGCTAAAGTAACGGCAGGAGCTGCTGGCATGACAACTGCCGCAGCCGGTGGAACTACTGCATTAACTGGCATTGTATCTACGCTTGGTGGTTTAGTATTGCCTGCCGCAGGAGCAGTGGCCGCAATAGGCGGTGTTGCCCTGGCAGGTAAAGCAATATATGACAATCTACAAAAGGAGGTCATACCAAGTATTGATTTGTTTGCTGATCGAACAGTCGTTGACTATAACAAGGCGGGGCAAGCCGTGGGATATCATACTGTCAAGATTAGCGAAGAAACACAAAAACAGCTATCTTCATACCTCAAACTATCCAACGATGCGCAGCAATTATCCATGAATATGTACACAGGTATCACAAAAGTAACTGATGAAAGTGTCGGAAAGATATCTAACAAGGTAGATGAGATGGCGAATAGTGTTACGTCCTCCATAGAAAAACAAAAAAATGATTCTGTTAGTAAATATCAGGAAATGTTTGCTTCTACGAAAGCTATAACCGAGGAGGAGCAGGCTGATATCATGAAGACTGTGAACGATGGATACCAGAAGCGTATAAATAAAACCAAATATCTAAAAGATCAAATCACAGGTATATACAATGAAATCAAAGATAATGGTGGTAAAATTACAAAAAGTCAGCAGGAACGTATAGACCAGTTATATGATCAAATGAAAACTGAGGCTGTACAATCAATGTCAAACAATAAAGCTGAACAAGAGGTGATACTGAATCGTTTAAATGAAAGCAGTACCAAGATAACCGCAGATATGGCTGGTAAAGCTATAAAGGAAATGAATAAGATTGAAACGGAATCTGTGAAATCGGCTGGCAGGAAGCGTGATGAACTTGTACGTCAGGCAGAGGAATTGAAAACTATTGAAGGAGGAAAATACGAAGAAAAAGCGCAAAAAATAATTGATGCAGCTAACAAAGAATACAAGGAAGCTGTCAAAAATGCCAAAGGCATAAAGACAGAAGGAATTGATAAGCTGATGGATGCACATCAGGAACTTGCTGATAAAGTTGATATAAAAACTGGCGATGTTGTCAGTAAGTGGACTAAAATGTTTGGCAAATGGGATCAGTGGCATCCGGGTGACAAAGAAATGAACGTCATTACAAACTATATAGAGACACATACAGAAATAAAAAAAGGAGTTTCTCAGGCAGCAAAATGGTTTAATGCCAACGGTAACGACTATATCCCATACGATGGTTACAATGCCCGTTTGCACAAAGGTGAACGTGTGCTTACTGCAAAGGAAAACGAGGAATACACAGCACAGAAAATCTACGGCAAAGGGAATAGCGGCGCTGTTACACTCAATGTGCCATTGTATATCAACGGAAAAGAGTTTGCGCACGCCACTGTAAACGATATTTCAGAAGAGTTAGGATGGAGATAGGTTATGAGAATAAATGAAAAGCGGTTGGAAATGTACGGCGGTATATTTGTTTCATTCACATATATACCCCCTGCTCTTTCTCGTACCATGCAATCTACTGATTATTGCCATACGTTGATTTCTGAATCCATCGAACCAAAATCGATGAATCTTGTTATTGTATTTGAGAATGACGACGATCCCGGGCGCTTCCTACAGGAATTAAGAAAACGCTCTGTGATTGATATTGAAGATGGACATCGCTACGATTGTATTTTATCTGGTCAGCCAGAAGTTAAACACTTAGGAGCCTGCAATTATGAGATATCATACCCATTATCTGTCATAAAGAAAGGTTCAGAGCGGCGTTTTAATCTAACACGTATTGAGAATATGGTGACAATCAAAGGTGCGTATAAAGCAGGTATCCGTTATGAGATAACGCCTCATTATAATGGAGAAATCACAGTAGGAGGATATACGATACATAATATCCATACCGGCAAGCAAATCATCCTGGACGGTGATAATATGCTGATAACCGAAGATGGCAAAAACAAATATTCTGATGCGATGTTTACCAAGTTTCCCAGCTTGGAACCGGGTGACCATATCATTACGGTAAGCAATACAAACGCTGATGTAGTGATGTATTACAGTCCGGTATACCTGTAGGAGGTGAGATATGTTAAGCGTTAAGACACAAGACGGATGGCTGCCTATTACGGTAGCCACGAATGCATATGTAGAAAAAGACGAAGAGGGCGACGAAACGCTCTCTTTTGATATTCCGCCAGATTCAGAATTGTTCACGTATTTAAAAACTGAGGTAGAAGTAAGAACGGAAGATAACCTATATCTTATCAAAGGTGTGAACAAGCTCATTACACAGGCCACGGTCACTTGTGAGTTGAATATGGATGATTGGAAGGAATCGTATTATCTGAAAACAGTAGATATCTCCGCATTGCAGACAAAGACTATAGGCGATGTGTTGAATTATATCAAGCCTACTGGATGGACGATAACAGGCGAAGAAGTAAGAACGATCAAACGTACACCGGACAAGGAAAAGTGCAACGGTTATGATGTATTGATGCGCTGCAAAGCGGTCTATGATGTACAGTATGATTTAGATTGTCTAAGTAAGGTCGTAACGATAATCGATCCCTATGCATCAGCAGATACCGGACTGTATGTAACGCCGGAATTAAACATGAAGGACCATACATACAAAGAGAGCAGCACAGGTCTTGTCACAAGGTTATACTGCTACGGAGCTGATGATTTGACGTTTTCCGACATTAACAATGGCAAGCCATATATCGACTTGCAAGGCTACAAAGGCAAGCCGATAGTGAGCTCCTGGACGGATGGCCGATATACCAATAAAGAAAGCCTACTTGCTGATGGACGGAAAAAGCTGCAGGAGCTGGCTGCACCAGTTGGATCATACACGATCAATATGATAGACCTTGCAGCTATGGATGATAAGTACAAAGACCTGCAGGTGAGGATTCGGGAAACTGCGCATTGTATCATTGATCCTGTGAGAGGTATTGAGGTTCCGCATCGTATCGTAAAAATCCGAAAGTATCTTCTGGATGAAGACAAAGGCAGTAATACGATTACTCTGTCTAATGAGCCACGCAAAATCACGGATATGATAAACCAGATGCAGGAAAACGTCACAGAGCTTACACGAGACGGATATAAGAAAGAAACGACTATCCGAAATAATTCAGAAAGCATTGAGTTGATTGCTGAGAAAACTGATCAGAATACAAAAGGTATCCAAAAGGTTGAACAGCAGATAACACCTGAGCAGTTATTGGTTACTGTGTCAGATTCCATTAACAATGGAAACAAATTGAACACCATGCAGGTTATCATCGACCTCCTGGGTCTTACGATAAAGAATGGCGGAATAAGGGTGTATGATGGCAATAACAACCTGGTACTGTATGTTGACCAGAATACCAAAAAGTTGAACTTCTCGGGTACGATATCAGGAACAACATTATCAGGTAGCACAATAACCGGTAGCGACATAAAGGGTACGCTATTCGACGGTGGTACGATCAAGACAAACGACGGAAATATCGGAGGATGGAATATAGATTCTGATGGTTTATATAATGGAGCAGTAAAAATAAATAAAGGTGGAGTCACAAATATATACACCTGGGCCGATTTAGGAATTATACAATTGACACTTTTAGGAGGTGTAAATTTGGGAAATGAAGTAACATCTCATTATGATTTTAACGGTGATGGGAAAGTTACATCAGCGGATTATGTATATTTAAAAAACAGACTTATTGAATTATAGAGGAAGTGAATAAATGGATATAGTAGTAACAACGATCAAACAGATTGGTAGAGAGATATTACTTGACGGCAACAGCTTGATAGGTTATCAGCACTCAGCCAATCTTTTTATTAAGCTGATGAAGGATACATCGGAATCAAATCCATTCGCAGGTATGGTCCTGTCGGCATACTGCAGCAGTTGGAAATCAGATATGCCTATCGTATGTCCCCTACAAGAAAAAGAAGATGGGGCGTATATCTTACTGCCAGAAGGTGTATTCGACCACGATGGGGACATTTACCTATCACTGGCCGCAATCGACGATAATAAAATTGTCATTACATCCAACCAGCTGACATTACAGGTGGATGAATCCAATCGGATAGTGTCTAAGGTATCACCATCGGAGAAATACTGGGAAATCGAAGTGCTGAACGCTATGAAAGTATGGTATACCGAGGTGGTGAATCCAACCTTTACGGCAAGCGAAGAAAAGCTGAATCAGCTCATCAGACGGACGGAAGAACACGAAGAAAAGGCAGAGGACCTGCAGAAAAAAGCAGAAGAGCAGCAGACTGCTGTTGATCAATCCGTTGCATCCGCAGCGCAGGCTACGCAGACAGCTAATGCCGCAGCAACAAACGCTAACGAAAAGGCTGCAGCTGCTAACACTGCAGCACAAGCGGCGAATAAGGCAAAGAATGATGCAGATACGGCCACAAGCAATGCTAATAAGGCAGCATCAGATGCAAATGCTGCAGCAAGCAATGCAAATACAAAGGCTGGGGCAGCTGCCACGGCTGCATCGCAAGCTAATGCTGCAAGGGATAGTGCAAATTCCATTGTACAAACAGTACAGCAAAAACTTGATAACGGAGAGTTTGATGGACGCACCACATATACCGGTATCGGTGATCCTGCGGTTATTTTAGGTAAAGATGGGGATACATATCTCAACAAGTCAAATGAGGGAGAGTATCCAAAATGGTTGTATTTAAAAGAGGGCGGTAAATGGATACCACTCTGGAAGACACAAGGAGAAGATGGCACAGATACCGTACCGGTAGGTGCTGGATATGTAATATCAGGCGATGAGATACCTGCAGGTTATAAGGAGGCTACGCCACCATTCAGTAATCCTAATCTGCTTATAAATGGCGATTTCCAAGTTTGGCAAAGGGGAACCACATTTTCAATAATAGGGGATGAAGCGTTTCATTATACTGCTGATAGATGGTGTGTGTATGCTGCTACAAGTCAAACAATTAAGGTAGATAAGGTAGCAGGTGGAATCAGAGTGAGTGGTTGCGCAGGCATTATCCAACGCTTTGAAAATCTTTTAGAGACAGACGTGAAATATGCTTTAAGTGCAGCGATTGATGGAGATATCAAATCACTCGTTATTACTGGAGGAACATATACGGAAAATAGCTATTTTAAATATAGCAAGAGCGGAAGTCGGGAACAAATACTGATTAAAGCAAATGGAGTTACAACTTATAAATATGTAAAATTAGAAATGGGTGAGATTGCTACACTGTTAATACCTAGACTGTATGTAGGAGAATTATACCTTTGCCAACCAAGATATGTTATTTATCGAGGTGATAACTTTAGAGCATCTTTATTTTGGTCAAATGCAATAAGAGATTCTCTGATGCTTGAATTATTACTCCCGTCCCCTATGGAATGGATGCCTACTATAAGTGTTACAAGCGGCTCAGCTATAAATATGTCTGATAATGGCACATCATATTCATATGATAAACTTTTATTTACAATTATTAAAACGCAAAATAACCGCCTTATGATTAGAGTAAACAGAAAAGATGGAGGAGGTTTTGCCGTAGGTGAATGGACTCTTAATAATTTAACTATAGAAATAGATAAAGAAATATATTAAGGAGGTGTAACATGGCAAAGGTTTATGTTAAGACTGATTCAAACGATGTAATCACAGAGATTAACAGTAATATCTTTTTAAAATCTGTAGAAAATTACATCATGATTGATGAAGGAGAAGGGGATCGGTATGCTCATGCGCAGGGAAATTATCTGGATAAAGGTCTGATTGATGATTACGGAAGATACAACTATAAGCAGCTAGATGGAAAGGCAATCGAACTGACGGAAGTAGAAAAGAAGGCACTCTTTCCACCCATTGAACAGGAGTTATCTGAGCAAGAAAGATTTAATGCTGCAGTTTTACTTGAATTAGCAAAATTAAAGGCAGGTGATACAGCATGATGTATCACTGGATCAAAGAATATTATGATGCTGGCATCTACAAAGACAATGACCTGAAAATTTTTGTCGCATGTGGAATGATAACACAGGAGCAGGCCGATGAAATTAAGGAGAAAAAAGTATGAAGTATGTCGAAAAAGCTGCGGAAAAGCGCGCACTAAATGGTACAGTTATTGATTCTCTCGATACGGATAGCTCCGATGATGCGCCAAGCATAAATGCTGTAAACAGTGCCATTGTTGATGCTAGAAAAGGGAGATTGTTTTACATATCTCATGTGCCTGGTGAATCAGTTACGTTTGGAAATTATAACGAATGGGTAGTAGCCGGAAAACCAGAAGCACCATCGGATTTTACAAAATAAGGAGGAAAAAATAAAATGGAGCAATTAGCTATAAATAGTCGGGGGGGGGGCACTATACAAAGTTACCCCACAGCCCACAAAGAAAGGAGGATGCTGTCAACCGAGGATAGCATCCTCACAGGCGAAAGGTGGTGTAGAGCTTAACAGCATACACCGAGATAGATTATGGTGACGATACCTGTAGGTACAACAGAGTATGGGGAAAACTATATCAAATGCTCTGACGGCATAATGATTTGCTGGGGTAATGTATCAATCACGTTGGAAACGAAAGGGCAAGTTAACGGCAATACTAAAATAAGTTTTCCGAAAACATTCAATGTTGTTGGACATGTGTCAATAACTAATGCTTATTCAAACACAACAAGGATGATGTGGTCATCGTCAGGAGTAATAAATACAGGTTTTTATGCTTATTTTTTTACAACTGCTACTCTTGATGCAGGAAGTCAGGCTGTAGCCAGGTGGTGCGCAATAGGCCGTTGGAAATAATCTATCACAATGCTGTAAAGCGATATTATGGTAACAATACCGTTAATGCAAGTTAAAAGATATACGTCAACTAATCCAAATGGTACAACTGTAACTGCTATTGTACAAGGGCGCTCAG